GTTTTGCCACCTTTGTCATTTTTGTGGTCACTCCATCCGCCTTCCCATTTGCGGATGACCTTGAATAAGATTTCTGCTTTAGCCATACTACTTTTATATATTTCATTATCTTACGTTTCTTCTATTTCTATAATATTCAGCGGAACCTCCATCCATCCTTTTGTCGCATTCTCCATCCCCCATTGCAATTCGAACATTCCCGATTCCGGTACGGTGATTTCCTGTTCAAGCCATCGGGTGAGATTGCCTATGACATCATAACCGTCCGGCAGTTCAAACACATTGGCAACACCGTCCACGACGGTCTGTACCTTCATGAATTCCGTGGAGTTCTTATAAGTGGAGTTCAGGGAACAGAACAGCCGCAGACGGTATGTCCCTGGAGAGAGATGTATCGAGGCTGTCCTGTGTCCGTATGTATTCTGCGGGAAACCGTTATACCTGACATATTTCTCCAACACACTGTCCGGATACATGCCACTATCGTCACCTGTAGTTGCACCACCGACCCTGATATCCTCATTGAAATTGACGGAGTCCCCTTTGACGACAGTTCCGGCATCTTCCCCGGAATCCCATACAAAGGTCCGGGCTGTCGCCGAGTAATTCATCCTATTGATGCCAAGCCCACTGTCAAACACACATCCGGGGGCAACATCATCATAGGCCCATCCTATACTGACCACTGCCTTACGCGGCGGATTGATGGTGATGCTTGCGGACCGGGTTTCAGTCATCTGCCCGAATCCGTCCATCAGTTGTACATACAAGGTCTTCGCGCCCGTTGTATCAAACGTATAGGAGAAACGTTCCGTAAACGCAGTCCAACCGGCAGAGGTCAAATCCTCCGTTTCACCTGCACGGTAGTATCGGGGCATGACAGAACCGCTGTATGATATTTCAACACTCACAGTCTTTCCGTTCTTTTCAGGAACACCGTCCTCTATCACGACAGAGGACAGTACCAACGGGCTTTCCTGATAGATGATGGATGCGGATTTAACAGCGCTCTCTTCCGTAGACGACTTTATCTGGCAGTACAATGTCTTCGGTCCTGTGGAAAGGAATGTGAATTCTACGGTATCACCGCTCCACTCCGACCACACCGTGTCGGAAAAGTCCCTTTTCTCACTTATACGGTAATGTGTCACCTCACCCTTGCAATTCATCCGCACGCTGACCTTATTGCTCAAGGTACTGGCGGCACCTCCGTCTATCACAATGGATGACAGTCCGAAAAGGGCATCCACGATGTCCGGACTCCTATATTTCCCAAGGAAAGGGCCTATAGGGAACACCTTGTCGTACCAATTTTTATAGCCGTTGAAATCAAAACGGAAACTGTCGCCGCATCCTCCTTCAACCAGAGGCGAGGAGGCGGCAATGCGATAGTCCAGATTGATGGAATCGGCAATCTTGTACCGCTCGTCAATAGCCTGGAAATCGAAAGGGTAACGCGGGTATTCCAGTTCCATGTTCCCCTCTACTTTCCAACCGGACATTATATCCGCCGCCTGACCTCCCCAGGCTCCCTTATGTACACAGAAGTTGTCCAGAATACGGACATTCTTGCATTTGTTCGCCTGACTGAACAGATATGGCACGCCATACGAGAAGAGGATGTTGTTATGTATATTAATCAGATGCCCTATTGTCAACCCGGTATCATAATCGGACTGCGGGGGTTCCTGGAAGCCCCCCAGATAGAAAGCGCTTGAGACTTCCGTGCCGGGAGCGATGATATTGTTGAAAATCTCCACATCACCCATGCACAGGCACTGGATGGCAGGGCCGAAATGCCCGCGTATGACATTGTTGTATATTTTGCCACTGAGACCGAGGGCAAGAGCCGATGTCTGGTCCTTCTCCATACGGTTACCGCCATTGATGAATTCATTATAGCATATCTCGGCATCTTCGGCATTATTGAGCTGGAAGTTGTCATAACCCTGATTCTCATAGATATTACGGTATATGCGGGTGTTGTACAAGTGGTGCGCACGGTATCTGACCTCCTCCCCGTTGCTGTTGGTACCGGTATAATAATTAGGACTGTAGTGTCCCAGATAGCTCCCTTCTCCGACCGTGTCATGAATATGGTTATGATGGAGCCTGAGATTTTCCAGCCTATAGGCAGGCCACCACCCCTGGGGGTTATCGGCCGTGGGGTCTGTCTTGATCATGAATCCGGCAAAATCCGCCTTGTCGATCTCGATACCAAAGAATTCAAGCTCGTTCGAATAGTTGGTGACTTGTATGGCGATATTCGCAAATTCCGGCATGGCAATCATTCTGAACCCCTTATCTAGATTATGATAGCCCCTACCGTCAAAGACGATATGGGCGCAGTCATTGAAGAGTATGCCGAACCAATAGAACCAGTTGAATTCAAACGGCTCCTCAGTATCTATCGTGAAAATGATCGGATTCTCCCGCGTGCCCTTGAAATTGTCAAGACGCAGACGCATGGGGTATCTCTCACCGAACTGCGGGTCATATTTTAGGATAACCGTACAGCCTGCCGGATAATCCTTACCGTCTATAATCCAGCTCTCGGCTCCACCCACAATCTTGGCGTCGGGGACGAGATACTCAACCGCTTCATCACGGGGGGCAAGCGCGGGGGTAACGGTTATGAGCTTGTTGATACGTTTGGTAAAAGTCACACCGGTCAGGACATCTGTCACGTCCACCTCCACATCGTATATTCCACGGTCGGACACAGCATCGAAGGTATAGGGGGATGCCGCCCAGACAGTCGGTCCTGGACGGCTCGTGTCAAAGCCGACGGTTTTCACTGGTTCCGGTTCATTCTCCTTGTATATACGCGCAACGATGGTATTGTTGCGGGAAGTGGCATAACCGTTTTCGGCATATATCGAAAGATAGCCCCTTTCCCCGACACGCACTATCTCAGTGGCGGTAACCATAAAATAGGGCTCGGTGGCGGGAAGCATCGGATATGCGATTTTCCTGACAGAAGCGTTGCCGCTATCGTTGGATACACTGACGCTCTGTATGAACTCACCTGCGGCAGACATATCTACAGTCTCTGAGGATTTTCCCAGTACACAATCCAGGACAGACCGTTCAGGCCCGGCTCCACCATCAAGCAGATACTCGTGTTGCCTCACCCATTCGCTTGTACTTGATATGGTAACTTTGTCCCCGACCAGAGGGAAAGGGTTGTCAAGTCTTGCGGACAAGGAGGGAATGCCGATCAGGGCTTTCAGAATCTCGTGGTATTTCATATATTCATCATTATTCAATGGTTACATCATATAACTGGTCTGCTGTATATTCTCCGTTCCCGTCAAGCTTCGGACGGATGGAGAACGATGCCAGGCGGCCGACAGATACAATCCGGTTACCGACATCGTCCGATTTGGTTATGTTGAACACAACCATCCTGTCCCGGTTCTTGGACCGTGCAAGCAACACCAGGGTCTGGTCTGACGGCATACTGTATTGGGCAGCGCTGCTGAAGACTTCATTGCTGTAACGGTTTATACCGTCGTAGCCATCGGTGGTGTCGGCTGTCTCGTCAAACTCGACGCTGTAGTAGTTGTCACAGCCGATGCTGGTATTGTCCCGGTCATTCGTCTGGTACTTGTAATCGAATTCACGTACATATTCCGCGACGCTCTTGTGAATGGCTGCCAGTTCCGCTGTCAGACACGGGCGGTCATCCATCAGGATGGCGCTCCCGTCGGTAATCTGTGCCGTGCCAGCCTCATATCCCTGTGCTTGTATGTACGCAAGGTTTCCCTGGTTGTTTCCGGCAAAATACACCGGTGAAGTATTGTCGGCCATGGAGTACAATACGGTCTCCTTATTATAAATATTACTGCCACTTATGAGGCTATGGACGCTCGAAAGGATGAAGATGCCATGATTCTGCTCATTGTGCCGGACAAATATATTGTTCACATTGACCAGCCTTTCGATAGCGGAAGTGCTCGAACGCGCGAAAAACTCCTGGAAATAGCCGCTGCTGAACACGAAGGTATTGTTCGCGATTATTATTTCCTTGGACATGCCGGGGAACGTGAACCACGTGCAGTCCCATTGGTATTTCGGAAGCTCCATGTTATCATGCATGTAATTGCCGGATATGAATATCTTGTCCGCGCCGAGTTCATTGCTTATTCCGATGACCGGTCCGCAGGTCTTGTAGATATGGTTACGCTCTAAGAACAGTTGTTTGACCTTGCCTACGGAAATGGCTACCTCATTGTAATGGCTGCCGTCTATGTCACAATCCATGATATAGACATCCGTTGCCGAAAGGCTCATGATTGACGGGTGCCCGACCACTTCGGCCTGCATCACTGATTCGGAGAATCTTATCTTTGATATATAGACGGTATTCGCGTCTGTAATGGAAATCGGCTGGACAACGACCTGCGACATACGGATATTATGGAGACACACATTCTCGTATCCTTTGACCGTAATGCCGTAGCGGGTGCGGTAATTGGAGTTCGGACTCTTGGTGCTCTGCCCTTTGACGGTCAGGTTCTCAAAGTACAGGTTGCGGCAAGGCTTGCGTTTGGAGATGTTTGTGGCATAGATGCAGGCGGGCTCCTCCGGTGCATAAACACCCTCGTAGGTATTGAAGTTCAGGAAGGTGATGTCCCGGATGATGATGTTACTGCAATCCTCGATATGTATGCCACCGAAACCGCGGCCGTCGAGTGTGCATTTGCCGGCCCCGTCAATGGTAAGTATATGTGCGGTATCCTGGTTCCAGCCTTTCATCTCCACGCTCCACATGCTGTCCTCATCCTGGTATCTGTTGCCCTTGTAGTCTATGTTGGTCTGGGTGCATGTTATCGTCACATCCTGCGTCAGACCGTCGGGATAGTCCTCCATGACCGATTTGGTCGCGTTGTAGATGCCGAGATATTGCCGTCCGTTGTCGCTGCGGACATAGACGGGCGGTATGACCTTGTTCCAGTCCTCCGCTCTCATTGCCCAAAGATTCAAGATACCCGCAAAGAGACGCCCCACACGTTCGGACGTATTCTCACCTTTTCGGGTGGCACCACGTACCTGGTCGGAAAGGGACTGCAGAATCTCTATGGAATCATCTCCTTCGGCAGTATCGAACTCGATACCGGACTGCTCCAGCAGATCCAGGATGCCGGCAAAAACACGTCCGACACGTTCGGCGGTATTCTCACTGTCCTCGGTAGCACTGCGTACCTGTGCCGCCAGTTCCTTCAATGTCCCAAGCGTATCGTATCCCTCGGAAGGCTCGAATGAAATTTCGGATTCTTCCATGAGGGCAAGGATGCCCACAAAGAGACGCCCGACACGTTCAGCCGTATTCTCACCTTTTCGGGTGGCACCACGCACTTGTGCCGCCAGCTCCTTCAATGTTGTAAGTGTATCAGACATACTGTATCATAAAAATGCATTGCGGCAATTCAAAACCTTGTAAAGTTCGGACAGATGTATTGCCGCAACCACGCCATAAAGCTGGTTATCATTGTTTACCACATAATCCGCTTCCACATCCTCCAAGGAAAAAGCGAGCCACAGCCTTTTCTTCCTTTTGTCTTCCAAAATTTGGTTGAGCAGCTCATCAAGAATGCGCTCGCACTTGTCAAGGGCAGCCTCTATCTGCTCATAGTCGGAGGTGTCGGACACATGCTCCACAATGAAGAGCAGGTAATCGCGGTCTTTTCGGTATGCACCCGGATTACCGCCGTAACCGAATCCTGAGCCACGGTCCACAATCACTGCCGGATAGTGGAGCACGCTGTCCAGTGCCGTATGCTTCTCTCGTTCTGATGAGAGGAAGTGTACTTCATCATTCTCCTTGTGTCGTATATCGACATGCCTTTCAGCCAGATTCTCTATGTATTCCGAAAAAGTCATTTCTTCTGTTTTTGGGCGTCACGTATCCTTTTGTTGAGCAGGCGGAATGCCGTTGCCACCGGCATCGCCTGGTATTTCTCCATCACCGCCACATCGTCACCGACAAAGGCGTCGAAGATGTCGAGCCAGTTGACTGACGGTGCGGCGGGACTATTCCGCTTTTCCTCCGGTTCATCATCCAACGGAAAGAGGAAAGGAAAAGCCTTTGAAAGCCACCTCTTGACAAAAACGTAGTTCAGGAATATGGCATACTTGACGTGCCTGTCAATCTTTGTCACCTTCATTATCCGTTTTTGCAGTATCAGCGGTTTCTGCCTGCTAAATAAGCCGTTTTTCCCACCTGATGGTAGGACAATATATTCGTTGTCCTTCAAATAGAGCATTGCTACGAAAGTGTCCAGTGAGGCATCCTTGCCGTCACGGACATATCGGTTGAAAGCAGTGTCCACGTGCATGAAGTGTTCGAAACACATCCCCTTCAGGCGGTCACCCGGCGCTTTCAGCCCGGAGACGGCAGGAAGGATAAAGCGGTCCATCCGGACACGGCAGTCGCTGATGAACTCCACCAGTTCGCTCAGCTTATAACTGTAATAGGTGTCGGAACCGACCCCGTACGGCAGGGAATAGAACTCCTTCAGGAAGGATGGTTCGTCTATTTCCTGAAGATAAAGCCGCGACACGAGCAGGAACTGTGCCGGTGTCAGCTCCTCCCATTTCTGAGGTACCCGGCGGATTATCTCATGGCGGATTCCGAATCTACGGTATGCAATGCGAAGCTCCCTCATGTCCAGAATGTGCGTTTATGGTCATTGTCCCGGTCGTATATCTGCCTGGGATCACCCTCATAGAAATTCTCAAAGCAACTCCGTACCGTACGCAGCAGAACGGTCATGTACATGTCCGCATCCGCTTTCAGATTCTGGATCTGTACGGCGATACGCTCCGTATCGACGGGTCTCTTCTCCTCATTGCCCTTCTCGCCCGGCTGTACAGCGGTGAAGTACAGCCCCCGGTCCGTGACGCTACCCGTCTCCATCAGCAGCCGTCTGACCGCCATTGCCACAATGTAGCGGGAGCAGGCAAGGCGCAACCGCTCCATGCTCTTCCGGGCTTCTTCGTCTTCTGGGGGATTTACCAGTCCGTCAATCAGATGCTCATACAGCTTGTCACCGATGGCCGGCTGAAGGAGCATCTCCTCGGCAAACTTCAGGTGCGGCTGCAGACGGAGGAAAACAATCCGGCTGCCATTGATAAAACAGACGTCATTGACATCCGCGGTACTGCGGACAATGGCCGATTTACGGTCCTGATAGGCCTGGGAGGACGCGAACTCCGGATATTCGGCTATATGGGCATACAGAAACTCAAGCAGCTCGTCGAGCGCATTGAACCCCTTGTTGCGCAGCGATGCCCGCAGGTTATCTTCCTGGTACTTGTACACCTGCTGGAATGATTCGCCGTTGTCGGATTTCTGACGTTGGAAGCCCGCATCGGTGATACGCATGCTGATTTCATCGAAATCGTTCCAGAACGCCAGGTTCGCGTTCGCGCGTTTGCAGATCTCCAGCAGGCGGCTGTCCAGTTTCTCCCGTTCGGTTGCCCCTTCGGTATTCTGTTCCAATACATCCGGATTTGGACCGAATTCATATATCTCGACCACTTCTCCCACCATCGCATCGCCCAATAACGGTACGAGGTATTGCCGGAAAGCATTCCGGAGCGGTGCCTCCATCATGTCAAAGGAGATGGCGGTGTTCACCTTCATCACCGCTTTCAGCTCCTTGCCGTTGTTCCATTTTTTTGCACTGAATATCATTAGCTCAATGTTTTTTTGGTACCGCTGCCGGTATCGAGGGTTACTAATACGGTATTGCGGAAACGCAGCTCGCATTCCGGCATGCCGTTCATTTTGATATAGAGTTCTATAGGGTCCAGGATATTCTGCCGGTCAATCCACGCGTTGGCAATGTTCACAAGGAAAGCCTCACGGATATTGGAACCGCCCTGGTTGCCGGCATAGGTGCCACCGGGCATACCTGCACCGAGCACATTCGGATTCACCATCAATGCAAACAGAATTTCCGAGTTGGCGGCTGCCGACACCGGAAGATTGTCACTGCCCTGGTATTTGTTCTCCAGCGGCTTGATTTTCCACTCCTCCTCAATCCTGCCGTTCATCTCATTCACGGCATAATGCGAGAAGATGGGCTTCTCCGCATTGTCCGGTCCGCAAAGGTTCTGCTCCACAGAATCCATGTACTTCTGTATGGCCGCCTCACGTTCCTTGGCAGAATAGTCCTTGGACGGGTATTTCTTCTCCCAGTAGGAATACGGTATCTGTACATGCCACTTCCAGGTTATCTGGTTCTTGTAGGCTTTCTTGAGGAAATGGGGGATAAGATGGGCTATCTCCACCCATCCACAAACGTAGGCGGGCCACCAGATGGGCATGCCGTAAAGGTCGTCATTGCTCCAGCTGTCGCGTACCGGCATGATGAAACCATCCTTCACCTTTCCGGCAAACTTCAACACTTCAGCGTGCATCTGCGGGTCGTATTCGGAGAGCACATCCAGCCTGGTGTATTGTCCCTTGTCCGGACGTTGCGGCCAATATCCGGAAATGATGCACTTGCAGGCGCCGTATTCGTCCACTTCGGAATAACGGCGGTAAAGCGCATTGACCGGATTGACCCCTGCAAAAGAATTGCCGGCAGCCGACGGCACAAACTGGACGGCACCGTTACCGAATTTCAAGTAATCCCGAAGCACCTTCTCCATGTAGCGCCTCACATTTCGGGAAGCAATAAAAGTCTGTACCCGGCTATCGGTAACGGGCTTCAGTATCTCGTTACCATCATTGTCGTAACCGTTCACCGTACAAGGATATATGCCTTGCCCAAGTGTCAGGTTACGAAGAAACTTCAGGCCCGTATTGAGCACGCTGGTGTTTCCTATCTCTTCAGCCGCCTTCTGGGGGAAATCATTCTCATCTCCCCATGGACGCACCTTCACTCCGTCGATGTCTATATAGGAAACATTCGACAAGTCATATGGCGCCAGGATTCGGGTACGCTCCTTCATTTCATTTTGGGGTGTCCCCGTCGTTTCGCCGAATATGTACGTGGACTGCATCAGCAGGGGAATGCCGCTTGAATTAAACAATATGTTCATCAGAATATTATTTTCTTTTTGTTATACTCCAGTATCAGGTCAATATCCACAGGGTAGGGGTGTCCTTCCGGATTTCCCTTGCAGTCGCAGGGCTGCACGCCCCGGAGCTGGTATTCCTTCATGTTCATGCGTCCTGCACCGCAGGCGTAGGCCTGGGGCATGAAATAGACCTTGCCTTCCTTACTGACGAACTTTATCGAAAAGATGCGCCGGCGTCCGCGTTCGTCCGTGCGGATGTCCATGTCGGCCAGAGCCAGGTTTCTGCGTATTGTCTCCATATCGTTATATCATTCAAATGTTCTGTCAAATGTGTAGTCGAATATTCCTCCACCGAACGAGTACCGGTCAAATACCTGGTGCTTTCTGCTTGCCGGGCAGAAGGTGAGGTTCACGTTCACTCGCTGGTTTCCCATCTTGGTATGGGTAAAGTCTATGTTCGTGATGATGATCTCCATCGGAAGCGATGGCGTGTCATACCATCGCTGTACCGGAGAAGTCAGCATGTCCACCAATGCCTTGTATTTGTTTTCGTCCAGATAGCCGGTATTGACAGTGCGTAAATCGTTGAAGAAAGGGCTGAATCTCCGTTTCTGTTTCGTCAGGTCTGCAATATCCCCCTCCAGTTCCGGACTGTACTGTACCAGTCCGGAAAATGAAATCGATTCCGGGAGCCCGAACACGTTATAGTAGAGGAACTGGTGCATTTCCCGGTGGTTCTGCCGGTCAAGGACATACCTTACAAGGTCTGTCAATGTACCGTTGGTGATGCGTGCGTCATACGATATGATATTGTCGCATTGGACGCCTGAGAGCCGGCTTATCTTTACCGGACTCATGTTATATGCCGTCATGCGGTCTGTGCCGGACTGTTCGAGCTTTATGGTTTTCTTGATGCTGGAGCCGGACTCCATGTATATGATGTCTATAAATACCTCTGTCCTGGCCGAGACGAAAAAGGAGAGATAGTCAATGCTGTTCTGCCTGATATGCTTGATTTTATATCGGGAGTAGAAGATAAAGTCCGTCTGCGGGTCAAAAGACACATGATACCTTGAGTAAAATACATGCAGGGTATAGTTTTCGGTGGATTCGCTGTCCGAGAGTTCCAGCCGTACCTCCATGGGCGGCAAGGCCACACGGTCATCCCCACCGTTGAGATCAGGACGTACAAAATACTCATTGATAATGTCTCCGGGGTCGCAAATGATGACTGTGTTGCTGTGGTCCGGATAATAAATTTCGGACAGTGCCTCCTGCCCGTCAACCTCTATCCTGAGGCTCAGTTTGTCATGCACGTCCGCAATGCGGATGTCCTGCATGTCAGAGGAAAACACATATGAGTCATTTACAAGATTTGTCACCATCTCCATAAGTCTTTAGATACTCCCAACACCAGTGACCTGTTGTACAAGTCATAGCCCGCCCTGAACTCCCAGGACTTACGCCGGTACCCTGCGGACAGTACACATCCGTAACGTCCCGCATCCATTCCCAAGACCAGCGCGTTATGGTGGACGACCGGTTGCCGGTAGTCCACCACTACCGTGCGGTCAAGCAATGAATTGCGGGATATGACATCGGTCAGCTCCACTTTCAGGTAAGGGCGTTCAATAATTGTATCAAGATAATGCTTCTCCGAGAAATAGTCGGCCAGTATA